TTTTCTGACCATAGGGTCCAACTTGATAATCGGCTCAGTCATGACCGTCGCATACCCCCCCTACACTTCAACTTATCGCGGTAAATTGGACTTTCCACTCTTGTCACCTAAAGGATTGGCCGCTTTCTCCTTAGCATTGTGGACAGCATCTAGAGCCTCTTCTATAGGCCCCTTCTTCTTCTTATCCCCTCTAGAACCAACTTTGACTTTACCAGTGGGAGTCCCAGTAGGGGCAGTTTCATTTTTGACTCCTGCTGTACTGCTTCTAAGACCTTGCCCATCACTATCAGAGCCTACATTCACTGCCTTATCCATCATCATCATCTGGTGGCCTGGCTCTCCTCCTGGCTTACTCCTTCTAGCCCTTAGGTTTTGTAGAGCCATCTCATTCAAGGCTGGAGCATTACCAGACATACTTCTTCTGTTCCTGTCTTCTGATAGGGGGTCTCTATGTTGCGGAGAACCTGGTGGCCCTCCTGAGGGTGCACCACCATGCTGGGGAGGGCCCCCTCCTGGGGGTCCTGCCATTGGCCCTGCCCCCATAGGCCCTCCCATTCCTGGCATTGGGGCTGCCGGTGGTGGTGCCCCCATAGAGCCAGGAGCACCACCGGGAGCACCCATATCTGGTGGTGGGGGTTGTTGCCCACCACCTTGTTGCTGTTGTTGTTCTTGCATTGCTTGTTCCTGTGGGTCAGGCTTCTTGTAAACGAATCTAATATCTCTACCTGCATCTTCAGTAAGTTCAGGTTGGAATCCTAATTGGGCCATTCGCTGAGCGATATTGACTTCCTGCTCGTCTCTCCTCAGACGAGTAACTTCATCTTCCTCCTCGTTCGGATAGAGAGTCATCTCCCAATCTGATACCCCCATCTCACCGAAAAGTCTTGGGAAAATGTCACGGGAGTATAACTTCTGACCGAACTCTACTGCCCTGTTAGTCACTAGAATCTGAAGACCCTCATTATTGAGACCACCACCCTTACCTGAGTCCATCATGAAGATGTTTGAGACTCCATAAAATGCTGCTATACGCATGCGTAGTTCATCACGAACTGCTCCATACTGCATCTCATCGAGTGTGTCCATGAATCTGACGAACTCAACACGACCCCTACCCGTAGCAGACTCCACACCTATCTTAGGGATGTAATTGGGGTCACGCTCCATCTTCTCCTCTGCACCCTTCCAAAATGCTGCAGTAGACTGGATGTTATCAGTAGTGATTGATAGGACACCTCTTGGAATTCTGCGCTTCTGATAAGCCAGATACATGTAATTATCCATGGCTGTAAGAGTCATAGCCTGTCTCCACATAGTGGCTACTGGACTACGACCATACAGTTTAGAAGGGCTAAACTTGGAAATGTGGACAATCTCACCATCAATATAGTATTGGGTCTTACCCGAACCCGCAGTATTGATGAAATGCACATCCTGTAAGTCAAGATTACATTCCTCGCATTTGTGGTCGTCATCTGTGAAAGGGTAAGTTCTATCTCGATGCACAGGGCAAATGAGATATCTACCGCCTCTGACACCCCTCTTATCTGCCACTATTCTCATGAAGGTGGGGTCTCCTCTCATAATCTCCTTAACTCTATAGAACTGAATTTCCCCACTCTGAGGGTCCAAGAAATACTCTTTGATGAGAACTATGAAACCATCATCAACGATATCCAAATCCCACTCTACCTCTCTCATCACATCAGTAAAGGACTGGTCCATACCATTCCTCTGTTTCACGAACCAACGAGGGTAGAGAATCTGGTCTGAGTCAGGTGCTTGGAACTCTGTGCCACCACATAGAGAGCATTCATTCACAGTATCATGCTGATACTCCTCCTCACACTGAGAACACTTCATGTGGAACTTCTTCTTCCAGTAATGCCCTCTCCTGAATATCTCCTGACAGAGGGTATTGATTGTAGTTCGGAGGATGATGCTCTCCTGCACTGTAGCATATAGGGCTGGTATGCTCACACCCTGAACTAGGACCGGCTCCTGTATGCCCGCCTTCCAAAGTGGCATTATGGGCTCGGGGGTAGTCTTCTTACGAGCCCCACCAGTCAACCGTTCTAGGAACCTACCGACTATACCCTTCTCTTCTTCAGCCATCAGACTTCACCTATCAAACCACTCATATCGTCCACAAGCCTGATGACCTCGGGGTCACTCCTACCCCATGAGAGGACCTCCTGTTCATCAACTTTCCATTCTTCGAGCATCTCATCGGCTTTGACATCCTTCCAATTTTCCCATTTAACTAACCTATAGAGTTCATCTCTTCTCTTGGTTATCATATCTCCATTACGACCTCTCAAATCCAAGAGTTGCAAGACATATTTCGCTTGCTCTTTCTTCAACCTTAGATGAGGTTGGGTACCCTCTAGGAGTTTAGTGATATCGTCTTTGCTATAGAATTGGAGTCTGTGCTGACTCCTACGACTATTTTTATGAATCTTCAAATCTAACTGAAGCACCCCACATCCCAGCATCTTATGCAGATTCTCACAATGCACTTTACCTCTTTCACCAGTGGCAATGATGCCAGCCCTAGGTTCCCCTCTCTTCGAGATAGTGATGTAGCCATCAGCATCCAAGAAACCAGCAGTATAGGCCCAAGGGTCTTTCATTATAGCAGACATATCTCTAGATAGCAATTCCCATTTATCCTGGTGCTTAGTGATATTGTATTCAGGACCATAGGTCTTGAGAAGCGCTCCTAGTTTCTGTACTGAAGGCAGGCCTTTACTTCTACCATCATTGTACATCATATGAGTCATCATCGTTCTAGAATCCATAGGCCCATGACAATCAAGTAAATCTCGAGCCTTGTGTAAAGCCATCAACTCACCCTTTCTCAAAGAATCAGTCTGATGGAGAATTGATTTCCACATACTCCTGGATTCTTTTCTCATCCTGTTAGCATCAACCCATAACTGCCTTTGTTGTTCATCCCAATCACCCTCCACTTGGGACAATTTATTGATGATACCATTAGCATTTTCATATTGTATACAAGCCTGCTTCAAAGATACTTGTCGACTCTCTCCGAATTTTCTGAATGATTTCAAATCCTTATCATTACAATTGAACGCTTCAATACTATCAATATGGTCTGCAGACCAAGACACTCCATCTAGAATGTGACGCACTTCAGCCTTCCTCAACCCACGGATAACAGATATCGCTTCATCAATATCAGAGGCATGTTCCTTGTGAACTCTACGCTTCAAACGCAAATCCTTGACCAAATCTAGAGCCGTTAACCCAAACTGGTCTTCAAACCAACCATCTAGAACTTCACTAGCATTTATCTGAAGTGGTTGTAACTTCTTCTTTCTCTCTTCCTCTTCATCTAAAGCCGAATTCTTGGGTGCTAATTTTCCCTCAACACTAGGTGATGCGAAAGTAGGTCCTGCAATAGTCTTATTCTTGAATAATGGGTGTTGCATAAGTTGTCTGATAACCCAAGCCTTGTCAGTATCAGGCTCACTAGTCTCAGCATCATAATCGTCACCGATTAACATACTACCCCAAGTCATTCAAAGTCCTCCGCCCAATGATGCTCTATAGGAATGTCTTGGTCCCTAGCATATCGCATAGTCCATTGAGTCCCACCCTTAGTCCTCTCCCAATCTCGCCCAATATGCCTCCCGCGACTATATGACGAAGGGAATGCAAGTAAATGGGTAGAGTCATCAATGAGAGCCATGTTCCTCGCATAATACTTGTTAGGCCTCGCGAAACGGTAACGGGGGTCATCATGGTGATGTTCAACGAATGGTATATCATTCTCCTCAGCAAACCTTCTTCCAAATAAGTCTGCCCCAGTTTGACCTCCTGAAACCATTTGGTTAGGTTTACCATTTCTCTCAATCCACTCATTCACTCTGTCAGCGAACTCATCATAATTACTAAGTGAGCGTGAGCCGGATATACCCAAAGATATGAAATCCTCCTCCTCCTCCTTCAGTACCGCCCACCAATTCAATCTATCAACCCCGCAAATGCCATTACCTCATCCAAGTCTACTATTCTCTCACGGAACTCAGTAGTCGCCCAAACAGCCAAAGCGAGTGCTATGGCAAAGTCGTCATGTCGAGCGATAGTCTCCAACTTACCCTGTTTACTCATACCAAACATGATAAGTTCGTGCTCCAATTGGCTGATGAGGTCTCGAGACCTCTCATCACCCCATGGCAGACGCATCTGCTCGCGTTCAAAGCGCAGAACTAATCCCATAAGAAGGCTCTCCCTTCTTTGTTTGGTACTGATGAATGTCTTAATGGGAAGGTCAGTGTCTGCTCTCAATTCTGTAGCGAACACTCTCTGGAAATGGTTAGCCTCAAGTTCTATTACCTCAGGCTGGAATCGGTTGTTAAGCCTCTGTATCTCGAAAATCTGAGTGCGGAAATCCATACCCTTTCGTCTTACAACATGCACCAATTCCAGTAACTCAGGATTATCTGCAGGCCTTCGTAATACCAGCATCACAGTATAGTCAGCCTGACGGTCAGAAGATATTGCTGGGTCCCAGCCGATGAAATATTGGTCATCAGAGTCCTTCTCCCTTCTATCTAGAAGAGTGAGATACGGGTCCTTACAGGCATTGACAATAGTAGAAGGGAACAGACTGGACATATCGTCCATAGGTTCACAGAGATACTCACGAGTGAATGCTATGGCTGGCATGTCCATTCTCCGGGAATCAAGGGCCTCAAGTGACCAACGCCATGGCCAAAGCGGCTCTCCCTTCTCATTGATGGCTGGGTATGTCTCGACTAAGTAACCGTCTCTCCTCTCGAGTTCGGTATACAAATCAGTAGGTGTGAATGGAGTTCCGACTATACACAACTGGGAAGTATGGTGAACTGTAGGTACCAGCACCTCATAGAACCAAGAAGCCACTCTCTGCAACTCAGTCTCCGTGGTCCCCCACAATATGTCGTCTAGTAGAACCAAGTCAGGGTGGGCACCACGGACACCACCACCCACTGACTTGGCGTTGATACGAGAGCCGTTAGTGAACCCGAAGAAGGTTTTGGACCAAGAATCCTTGTCCTTCATCTTGGCTAGCATAGGGCTGGAATCTATCAGGTCATTGAGATTCCTCATATGACGGATGGACTGGTCTAGGCTGTGGCTGAATATCATCGTGTCCAATCTAGGTGTGAATATGACCTTCCATAACAAGAAGCCTAGAAACAAAGTAGATTTCCCGTGGTCACGGGCTGCTTTCACGCAATATCTATTGTGTGTATTCAAATTGTGAAACCATTCAGCATGATGGTCAGCCAACTGCCAACCAAGTATCTCCTCGAAAAAGAATTTGAAATCCCTCTTGGACATCTCCCAGTCAATATCTTCAATGACATCCTTAGTTTCAGTGTCAACCAGAACATCACCTCAGTTTCAACACAGCCCAAGCCATCTCCATTGGCTCTTCAGTAACCGATTTAGCGAACTTAGTAGGGTCAATTCCCCCCGTACCTGCGATAGCACGACCCCACATGTAGATAAGATTGTCCAACATTTTCCTAGCCCCCTCATCACCCTTTTCGGCCTGATTTATAACCCTCAATAATGGGCCGTGTGCTATACCCATATTAGGTGCAACCTTCTGAGTCATGTACTGGTAAAGAGGTTGGGAATACTGGGAATCATCCCATTTCACATTGGGGTCAGAATGATGAGTACCCAGAGCATCTATTATTGCAGACTGTCTCTGCGCCGCTATCTCACCTGGGTGGAGGAACCCTTCTTGTCTTTCTTTCATATCGGCCTGAAATTCTTCCAGAAGTACTTTCTTATTTTGACCCAATTTTTCCAATGCCGCATCTATGTGAGCCAGGTCTAGTTCGTCAGTAGTTTTATCCCTCAAACGCTCTAACGCCTCCTGGTTATCCTCTATGTTTTCCCATCTCTGCTGAAAAACATTAGGTTGGGATGCTCGGTCCCCAGTATCATCAAATGATTCCAGTCCCAAGTCGGTCTGCAACCTACTTACCAGTTCCTCCGCTTCGTCTGGGTCAACCCCCCTATCCACTAATTGGTCAACCATACTTGCAGCCTGGTCACCCAAATCTTGAGGGCTCTCTCCCCTTTCCTGTGCTAACAGTTGAGCATATATCTTAGGGTCAGCCCCAGCCAGTATAACGCGCTTCTTATCGGACATAAGCAGATTCCCACCCTTCCCATCTGCTCGAGGCCACAATTTCCTATCTTTCAGGTCAACATTTTGCAGTTGGTTATTTATTTGTGCACCACTTAGGGTGTTAAGCCATTCTAAGTGGGGATTTACAGTTTTCTTATGTTCTCTGACCGCTGTCCTACCCAGTTTATCTTTCTCGGCTTGTAGTCTCTCAGGACCACCACCGATAGTCCTCATGAGCCAATTGACATCCTGCTTAGGGAATCCCATACGAGGTAGCAAATCAGCACGAATGGCTTGCTGTACGAGCCTCCTATCAGATTCACTACCTAGATAGTTAGGATTATTGCGACCTCTAGTGAGCATATTTCTCACTGCGCCAGACATCAAACTAGCCTGTTGAGCGAAATGTTTCCTCTCCCTTGAACCAGCACTACCTGGTATGAAATTACCTAGACCTGCGACCCAGTTGAGATTGTCCATAAACCTAGAACCAAGAGGCCCTTTGATGTCTCGTTTCCCTTGGTCAGTATACAAAGTGTAAGGGTTCTGCTTAGACCCTCCAGCACCACCTAGGGCTGGAGGAGTTCTCCCATGTTGATGTCTAAGCCTCATTAAATCCTTAGGAGTAGTGCCCTCTGGGAGACCCTGAGCAGCGGCAAAACCAGGAGGTAAATCGTGACCACTAGCATTCAAATCCTTGAACCATTGCTGCTGCTGCCTCCACAAATCACTGAATGTTGCCTGGTCTGAGAATCTACTAACTGCTTGTTGTCCTGGACTCCTGTGACTAGCAAATTCTGCAGTCATACCCCTACCTTCTGGAGTACCTCTACCAGGAACAGGGGCTTCTTCTACTGTGCCTCCAAAGGCTGGGTTCTGGTATTCCCCTGTGGTATTACGATAACTACTATCATTTTCTTGTGGCATCTCTACATTGGCAGTAAGCGGTGCATGACCAGTTGCAGTACCCTGTGCTGGATGATACTGATTGGCCCAAGTCCAAGGTTTCCAGGCTGAAGGTTGGACACCTTGGGTACCAGCAACATCTACTTGTTCCCATTTCTTGATATCCCATCTGTACATCTTGATTGTCATATTACCACCTCAATGCAATTTTGACCCCTTTGACAATAGCACTATCCACTTTCAAATCATCTGCTAGTCTTGCCCAATCTCCTGTACTATTGTGGATATAGTGTAAATCCCTCACTTCGATATCATAGTTATCACAAAGTATGTTGCAATCTATAGTGTCACCAATATCAAATCTACGCTTGGCTGGTAGACTCTTCACAATCAAATCGTCCATTCTAGCATCAGCGGATTGCAAAGACTCCATGATATCACTCAATGTATCAAAACCAGTCTGCACATCAGAATCACCACCTCCACGATATCTACCGCCCTGCCCCTCAAAACTTCTCATGCTACCTGCCCCCTCTATCTCAGGTCTTTTTTCCTGACCAGTGCCTCCACCAGGCTGGGCACTACGCAACCATTCTCCAGTATCGACTCTAGGGGAAAATCTTGGCTGTGGTTCTGGGACGGCTTCAGGTGGGGCTAAAATTACTTCTTGATTAGTGATAGGTACATTTCGTCTCCAGTTTCTACTGAATTCATTACGCAACCTTCTCCCCATGTCCATAGATGCTGGTGAATATTCGTTCACTAACCTTTCATGCACAGCGGCTTGTTGGGCGTCTTCTCTCTGACCTTCTAGCGTGAGATATAATGCCCAATTTATGCCACTTCTAGCCTTTGAGTTAACCCTCTTATCGTCTCCAGCAAGGTCTGTCCGTACCCCCATACCCCTAGCATTGGCATTAGCCTCTTTCCATCTAGAGTATTTAGGAGATTCACGAGCCCCAGCCTCAAACTCATTTAGAGGTATCTCTAACGCCTCTTTATAATTGTTGATTAATGTCTTGTTGGCCCCATCACTGTGCCTAGACTGGTCAGCCACACTCCCATCATGATAAAAACTCTGAGAGTGATACATGATATTGCAAACATAAGACCTAGCAAAATTATCCACAAGGTCATCATCCACAGAATCCAAACCGCGCTGACCATATCTATGCAAACTACCAGCCAATAATTTCCTAGCATATTGATGCATTGGCCCTTCTTCACCACTCGGGCCTCTACCATGCCTCCCTCTAGGTGCACTAATCGGAGCGAAGAACATAGGG